TGCTGGCATCTGCGGCGGGAAACTGGATCGTGAAGTCTCCTGCCGTGGATGTCTTGTCCGCTCCAAAGTCCAATACCAGTATCGACGCATCACTGGCATGTGCGTCATTGAAGATCAGTGCGCCTCGCGCCGTGATTGTCGATGACCCCCACGTTGTGTCGGCAAAATCCGTTAATGCCGTAGTCCCCGACACGGTCGGCGTTACTCGCGTCAGAGAGTTACCTTTAGCTACATAGTTTGTGCCAGATACCTCGTTTGACGTGGTGTAGGCAGCGGTTGCCGCGCCCAGAGAAGCGCTGCTAGTATAAAGCGCCGCCCTCATTGTGTCACCGCCAGATGTCGTAAAATTATGTTGTCCGACCAGAATTTCTCGTTTGAAACTGGTGCATAATGCTTGTGATATTGCCATCTACTCGTTCTCCTTCATTTCAGCCGCTATTTCAGCCCTGATCGTTACACGTTCGCTCAACATAGCTTGGCGAATATAGAACAGTAGTACACTCCGAAGCTCACTCCTATATGCCATTGCCTGATCACGTATCGGCGGCGGAGCGTTATCGCCGACGTGGATGATCTTATCTAAGGCCATTTCGGTTATTTCTTCCGCTGAATGCCCACGGTTCTCTGTGGTATGAACCGCCACCGAACCCATCTCGATATTGAATGCTTGCTCTGCCATCACCCTACGGCCATCCGTGTTTGACCCGATCTATACATATCTTGACGGTTCTTACCGTCCCCGAGTTCCTTGAGCTTTACGAGAGCCTCCATGTACCGTTTGTCGTACAACTGGAGCATATCCGTCTCACCCTTCATAAAGGTGTAGGCCTCGACCAGTGCGCCATACAGCAGCGCAGCGGGGGCCTCGTCGCCGAGCCACGTGTTCTCCTCGGTCACAATGCTCGCGGGTTTATAGAAGTAGCTCAACTGGGTGCTCAGCGACGCGCTTGGTGTCGGCCCCAGTAAGAAAGTATCTTCATCCCACAGCGCGTAGAACCTTGGCTGGCCAGTCGTAGTGGCCACGTCATCAAAGGCCTCACGGATAAAGTTCACATCTTTGTTCAGCAGGAAGAAGTAATTCGCTGATGCGTCGATCACCGCCAGCGCGTACACCGACACGAAGTCAGACGGCGTATTCAAGAACCTGTTGTCCGCCGTGGTGGTCCCTGTAGATGTCTTACGGAACGCAGGTAGCTGCACCATATGCTGGATACGGTCCTCTGCCTGTTTGACAAAGCCCGGTATCTCAGCGACGAACGCTGTCTCGGTGTTCTGCGTGTACGCTTTGATCGATGCGACGAGTTCCGTATACGTCATGATTAGACCTTAAAGTTAAAACCCTTAGTGGCCGCGCCCGCGCCTTTGGCTTTGACCGTCTTCAGGTTAGTCGGCTTTATGCCGATCTTGACCTGACCACCGTGAGCGTAGCTCTTCTTCTTCTTCTTGATGCCCATCTTGCCTTTATTCTTTCCGCCTGCTCTACTTCCTGCCATGTCGCTCTCCTATGCTGTTGTAACCGTTACCGAGCCAATACTCATCGTTAGCTCTAAAGATACATTATCCCCAACCGGAGCCCAACCAAATAAACTCTGGCTGTCTACTTTCGATAGATCAGGCCTCGGCTCGTGTAGCGTCTGTGGATCGTATATCTTGAACCTACCCAACTGAAGCTGCGGGTGATCTGGGTCCAGACAAGACGAGCATACTTTGAGCCCGTTCCACTTCTTATCTTCGAACTCCTGTTGGAGCGCACTCAAGTCATAGCGAAACCCGCACCGATCACAGAAGCCAAAAGCGTGTTTGCCAGCGGCGGTGTGCTTACTCATGTCAGGTTCACATCAATAAAGCTTTGCAGCGGCGTAAATATCAGAGACGACTTGTCTCGGTCTTCGGACGCTGCCAGCGCATACTGCTCTTCATAGATTGACTTCAGAAGGGGTACCCGCTGTTCCAGTTCAGGGCGCTTCAGCGCGATATTGAACGCCAGCCCGGCGATCATTGCAGGGATGAAACGCTCAGGCATGTCGTTATTGTTGGTGTTCACGCCAAGGTCTTCGATACGCCGGATATACCAGTAATTGAACGTCTGCGTGGCGTCATTGGGCGTCGGGTACAGCGTGACCGTGGCGCGGTTCTGCCGATCCACGTACATTGATGTCGGGCGGCTCTGGGTATTCTTGTTCGAGGTCTGAGCGTAGGTGCTCACCGTAATGCGGGTGAGGTTGAAATCCGTCTGGCTCGTTCCGCTACCGTCACGGATCACGGCGTCCAAGACATCAATGCAGTCATCGTCCAGCGTGTACGTGGCCGTACCCACAACGAGCGCCTCGCTGCTCTCTTCCACCGTCCAGAGGTTGAGCCCACGGTTCACCCACTCAAGCGCCATCAGGTTCAAGCTGCGTCGGGCCGTGCGGAGGTCATAACCAGACCTCATCTCGATCCCAGCGCGTTCGTAGGCTTCCTCGCAAATCTGGAGGATGTCTAACTTGAAGTCTGCTGTGCCACTCGTGGTGGGTGCGGCCATCGTTTATTTCCTCTTCTTCCCTCGACGTTTATTCGCCCGCTCGCGCTTGATTACTGAAGCCTTGGCACCGCTCTCAAGAGCATTTGTTCGACCGGGGTAGTTTTTCGTCGCGTACTCGCCGTATGGTGGGCGGGCTTTAGCGTCCGATAGTGGTTTTTTATCGTAGACCTCTTCCGCACCTCGGCTCAGTCGATTGTTGGTAAACATTTTGAGCGACTCGTGAACGTCTTCTTCTCCTGTCTTACTACTGACAACCTTAACAGGGAGGTCTTTCTTCTTCGCCATGATTAATACCTTTTCTTCTTCATTCCACAGCCGACCTTGCCACCCTTGGCGTAGCCCTGCATCGCAGGATCAACCTGTCGGACAGGCATGGGAACTTGCCGCATGGGTTGAACATTGCCCAGCGACTGTTGAGGTTGGACACGAGGCTGTGTAGAGCCCGTGGCTTGTTGAAGCGCGGGGTCAAACTGTTGGTTACTGATTGGCATCATATCTTCCTTCTAGGTCTGCTTCGGTTCGCTTTACTGGACATCACGCGAGTATTGCCCGACGAATTGTCACGGGGGTTGTTGTTCTTGTGATCGATGTCTCTCCCATCTCCAACGTGTACCTTACCCTCTTTCTCTGCATCATATCTGGCTCTGTGCCTCGCGTTATTATCCTTCAAGTGCTTCTTGTGGTACGTCAGGTACTCCTTGCGATAATCACGTGTCTTACTAACGCTCACCTAAGCCACCAACTTCCTCATGTTGGCCATCTTCTCATTGGCCATGCTGTTCCGCCTCGTCGCGTCTTCCTTGGCTTGCTTCGCTGCCTTGAGGTCTGCGTTCGCGGCTCTACGAGCGTCGGCCACTTGGCCGTCTACGACTTCCTTTTCACGTTTGAGTACTTCTCGGGCATTATTAAGAGCCTCACTCTGTGACGCAAGGGTGGCCCCCGCCACCTTCAGTGCGGCTTGGTCACGCTTGAGGAGCCTACAAGCGTCAGCGTTCTGAGAGTTATGGGCCGCTGTGTCTTCATCCAATTTGGCCCATGCCGCTGCGAGCGCCGTCTTATCATTGGAGATCGCGACGATCTCCTTGGCTCGGGCTTCAGCAGCCGCTTCGACTGCATCGATTCTGGTCCTCTCGGACTTATCCAGATCGCGCTGCGCCGCCGCTGCCTTCTTCGAAGCCACTTCAAGCTCTTCCAGCGCTGCCTTGAGCCTCTTTGGGCTCCCGAGAGTGTCGAGCAACTCCGATAAGGTGTAATTATTCACCTCCGAAGTGATAACTGTTGTGCTAGATATGGCCACTTATTTAACTCATTCCTGCGTGGATGATGGTAGCTGTAACTGGCCCGGTCCCCGCTGTAGTAATTGCCAATCTCGTCGCGGCTGGTGGGCTCGTGTAGTTGCCCTCGAAGCTGGAGGTCTTGCCTGTGATCGTAGCGTGCGTTAGCACCACAGCGTCATTTTCAGCGAAGGTGCTTGCCAACACGTTTGTGAACGTATGCTGCATTGCATACGTGGCCCCGCCTGACGTGCAGCCAATGCCAACATTGAAACTCGATGGCCCACGATAATTCAGGACGTACCAACCGCTCTCACACTTGCCATCTGTACCGCTCTCCACAGCCCCCGCAGAAGCCCCGCTTGAGGCGACACGGTCCACCCATTCGAAGTTCTGGTCCTGGGTGGATGATGTCCCGGCACTAACGCCTGTAATGCTGTCCGTCACGGCGCGGCGGTTACGGTCATACCCGTACACAGTGTATGTGTCTCCGGTATCGTCGCCCGCAGAATATTGAGCCACATGCTGCGGCGTGGCGAACTGGGCGTACCCATTCACGCCAACCTCGGCGTTACCGTCAATGGCCGCAGACGAGGTGACTGACGCAACGCTGTAGAATTTGGTTGAGCCTAGAACAATCAAACCGTTATCAGCGCCGGTAATCGTTTCTGTAAGGTGGTTGCCCTGCAAATCCTTGCCGACCACGGCGAAGTTGATGCCAGTGTTATCGGCACCAGCGGAAAATATAAGGATGTATACCCCTCGTCGGTCCCGAAAATCAACGCCGAGCGCCCCATTCAAAGTTAGGGCTGCGGACGCCGAGGTGGTTTGGGCGGCGCAGATACCGTCGCGGTCATAGCCTGTGGACAACGCACCGTTGATCAGAAAATCAAGCCGTGTGGCTAGAAGTGTCTCGGTTGTGGAAATCCCGTTGCGGTCTAGCGCGTCGGGGCTAAG